GAATGAACTGAACCCTACCGAATACGGGTTGAAGTCTGATGTGCCAACCGTCTGGCGTGAACTGTCAATCAAGAACATCGAGATTGACCAGCCCAAGCGCAGCGTGCTTGCGTACATCACCACGGATCGAGTGGACGAAGAAGGCGAAGTGGTCGTGCCAGAGGGCATCGACTTTTCACGCTTCAAGAAGACTGGAACGGTCTTCTATAACCACGACTACGCAGCCCCGTGCGGCGTCTGCACCAGCATCAAGCACACTGATCGTGGCATCATGGCGGTCACGCAGTTCCCGGAGCGGCCTGAGGGCTACGAAGGCAAGTGGCTGCCTGATGAAGTGTTCGCCATGTTCGCCTCTGATCCGCCGATTGTGAAGGCGTTCAGCATCGGGTTTGCGTACACCCAAGTACGCCAGCCCACCAAGAAAGACTTTGACCGATACGGTCGTGATGACATCAAGCGAATCGTGAGCAAGTCACGCATGCTGGAATACAGCGTTGCGCCCTTGCCCATGAACGAAGACGCCATCGCCGTACAAGTCACCAAGCAACTCAATGACACCGGCGACGTAGCCGATGTATGTAATTGTTCGCAGGCATCGTGCGAGAACCCTGAGAGCGTCAACTGTCGGCAGGCAGTTGGAGAAGCAGAGCAGGCATCAACGACTCAGCCAGAGCGAAGTTCTATTGATTCTGAAACAAAGGAAAAAACCATGTCGGAAGATATCCGAAAGAAAATGATGGTTGACCTCAAGCCAGATATGACCATCGCCGAACTCATGGCTGCCATGAAAATGGAAGATGAGGCCGACGCTGTGCGTGCTGAGGTTGAGGAAGAAGTCAAGGCTTCAACCAAAATGGAAGATGACAAAGAAGAAGACAAGGCTGCCAAGTCCGCTGTCGCTGCTGTCGCTGATCTTGTCAAGAAGCAAGCAGCAGAAGGCCGCCGTCGTGTTGCCGCTGCCACGCCTGTCGTGACTGCTCCTGCTCTTCAAGGCAATCTCAAGCACCTCAAAGACGCCGAAACCGCACACGGTCTTGGTCAGTTCTTCTTGGGTTCAATGGGCAACAAGTCCGCTCAACAGTGGGTGTCGGATCGCTACGGTGTTAAGGCACACGGCGAAGTCAACAACTCGCTCGGTGGCTTCTTGGTTCCTGACGAACTCGAGCAAGCAATCATTGACTTGCGCGCTCAGTTCGGCAAGTTCCGTGCAAACACCCGTGTTCTCAACATGAGCCGAGACACCTTGCTCATCAACCGAATCGCTGGCGGCCTGACCGCTTCGTTCGTTGGTGAAGGTTCCTCGATCAGCGAGACCGATGCTTCGTTTGACCAAGTCTCGTTGGTTGCTCGCAAGGCTGCCACCTTGACCAAGTACAGCCGTGAGTTGGCTGAAGATTCCGTTGTGAATCTCGGCGACTTCTTGGCTGGCGAAGTTGCCCGTGCTTTTGCTAACGCAGAAGATGAAGCAGGCTTCAATGGTGATGGCACTTCAAGCAACGGCGGCATCGTCGGACTCAAGAACGCTGTTGGCTCCGCTGGTCAAAAGACCGGCTCCGGCAACGCTTACTCTGAGTTGACGCTTGCTGACTTCACCGGCACTGTTGGTTTGGCCCCTGAATACGTCTTCTCGCAAGGGACTCCAAAGTGGTACATGTCCACCCAGTTCTACCACACCGTGGTTCTGGACCTTCTCGCTGACGCTGGCGGCAACACCAATCTCACCCTTGCTGGTGGCGTGGCTGTGCCTTCCTTGTTCGGCTACGAAGTCGTGCTTGCTGATGTCTTGCCTAAGACTGAAGCCAACTCCCAACTGTGTGCCTACTTCGGCGCACTCGAACTCGGTGCAACGATGGGCGACCGTCGGCCTACCGAGATTGCCGTGAGCGAAGATCGCTTCTTCGAGGCCGACCAGATCGGTGTTCGAGGAACCACTCGCTTTGACATCAACTGCCACGATGTTGGCGACAGCAGCACCGCCGGTGCTATCGTTGCCCTCAAGACGGCTGCTTCCTAATTGAAAGGCTGACACACAAATGATCGCTCTTCAAGACATTACTTTTAAGCACTTCTCCGAGTCCGATGCTTCGGCTCAAGACAAAGAGATTGATTGCCTGAACGCTGACTATCTCGTTGTCCAATTCTTCACCACAGGTGGATCAGACGGCGCGATGGCAGAACTTCGTTTGCTTGAGTCCGATGCTTCGGGATCGGGTCAAGTCGAAATCAGCGGCACCGACATCAAAACAAACGTGACCTCACCAAGTGCGGTCGCTGCTGACGATGGTTGCGCTCTGTTCTTCGTGGACCTTCGAGGCCGCAAGCGGTTCATCACCGTTGGCTTTGATGGGCCTGCTTCATCTTCCAACTATGTGGCAGCGTTCACACTTAACGATCAGCGACCGATCACCGACGCCACTGCCGACTGGCAAAAGCGTGTGATCATCTGATCATTCACAAACCGTGACCTTCCTCTCAAAGGCCCGGCAGTCCATTCGTGGCTGCCGGGCTGAGGGGGGAACAGGAGACTGCTGATGGCTCTGGCTGACAATGCACTCGTTTCTTTGGCAGATGCAAAGGCGTACTTGGGCGTCACCACTTCTGATGATGACGCCTTGATTGAACGCCTGATCAACGCAGAGTCAAGCCGGATTGAGCGGTACTGTGACCGCAACTTCAGAAAGCAGTCTTATCGGGAGTCATACAACGGCTCCGGGCAACGGCGGTTGCGACTTCGCAACTACCCAGTCATCGGAATCAGCCGCGTAGCCATCGGCAACAAGATCGCGTTCAGTGTCAGCAGCGACACCGCCAGCGACTTGCGTGCCGTTGTAGAGGTCCGCAGCGACCGCTTGATTCTGACCCGTCACCAGTCCGACGGCACGAAGACGACAAGCAACTTAGTGTTTGCGTCCAACAACAACGACACGGCTTCGGGCCTTGTCGATGCCATCAACGCTGTGTCTGGCTTTGATGCAACCTTGTCAACCAACTGCTTGAGCATTGACCTGTTCCGCCAAGGCGGCGTGAACGTCATGCTCTCGACTGCACAGGTTGAGTTCCCTGACCGCGACGATATCCCGTACCGCGTGCATGACGATCGTGCCACGCTTGAGTTTGTGGATTCCGCCGACATGCTGTTCTTCGGCAAAGCCACTGACGCAGGGCTTCCATTCCCTCACACCTTCGGTGGCATCCTCGTCGAGTATGACGCAGGCTTTGACGGGCTGACCGAGATACCTGCTGACCTCGCACAAGCCTGCATTGAGTTGGTGCAGTACGCCTACAGCAACAAAGCCGAGAACCCAACCATGCAGTCTGAGTCAATCGGCTCATACTCGTACACCCGTGCAGCAGACCCGATCCGCTCGTCTGACCGAATTCGAGAACTGTTGGCCCAATTCGTAGATCGGAAGTCATGAGCGTCACGGAACTCATCACCAAGCATGGCGTGTCAATCACAATCCAGACCGCCGGAACCGCGAACGATGCGTCAGGCTTCCCGGTGCTGACCTACTCGGACGGCTCAACCGTCACCGGGTTCATCCAGCCAGCCGGTGCGTCGGAGCCACTGCAAGCCGGTCGTGACGAACTGGTGATCACGCACCGCGTGTACTTCGATGCAGGCGTGACCATCGCACCAACCAACCGGCTGAAGTTCACAGATCCGGCAGACAGCAGCGTGCGGTTCTTGGAAGTGGTCGGCGTGATCAAGCCCGGCATGTTTGCTGGTGCTGCATCGCTGGCTCACGTTGTGGTTGACTGTACAGAGGACTCGACGGCGGTAGCATGAGCCACGAATTTGACATCATGCTTGGCAAAAGGATTGCAGAGGCGATGGCGAAGGATGCCTTGTCTGCTGCGGCTGTTGTGCTTCAACGTCAGATCAAAGTTGACCTCAACCAAGGTGGACCGGGCGCGCCATCACGACCGCCAAACCCACCGCACAAGCAGACTGGCACGCTTGGTCGTAGCATCCAGATCGACGACAGCAAGAACTTTGGGCCGAAGCCTTCCGTGCGTGTTGGCACGAAAGTGGTGTACGCTCGTCGGTTGGAATATGGCTTTGCTGGTACAGATGGGAAAGGCCGCACCGTCTTTCAAGCCGCACGGCCTTACATGCGTCCAGCCCTTGACCGATCAAAGAAAAAAATGCAGAAGGCTGCAACAGCAGAAGCCAAACGGACGTTTGCGAAAATGGCAAGAGGCGGAGGTAAGTCATGAGCCAAGACGTTGTTAAAGCGTTCTACACGCAACTGACTAGCGATTCATCCAACCTTGCTGGGTTATTTCAAGCGGTCGGTGGTCGAATCTATGAGCAAGAAGCACCGGCTATGAAAAGCACGCCGTTGGTGATCTTCCAACTGATCAGCGCACCGTTTGAGCAGACGTTCAACGGCAGCACCATCAAGGACTATCTGTTCCAAGTCGATATATACAACAGGAAGCAGGACGGTATGACAGCCCTCGGCGGCATTCAAACCAAACTGTTTGCGCTTATGAATAACAGCACGCCAAGCATCGACAACCACGGGCGTGCGAAAATCGAATGTACCAACGACGGTATCCGCTCAGTGGAGGGCGAGTACCTGAGAGTAATCACCGAGTTCAGGCTTCGCACTGGGGCCGTCACCTAAAGGACCAAACATGCCTTCAAACCGTATCACCGGATCCGATGGTCAATGCACCGTTGCGAACCACAACATCCTCTTCAACACTTGGTCAGCAACCTTCTCGCAAGTTGTCTCTGATGTCACCGCCTTTGCTGATTCGTTTGCACAGAAGCGTGGTGGCCTCATGTCCGGCACATTCTCTGCTTCTGGCATTATGCAAGATAACGACGCCACGACTGAGCCAATGCCAACGTCAACCGATGTCTTAGCGTTCAGCAAAGCAGGTGAAGATGTTGAGTTGCAAACAGGATCGACCACCAAGAACCTCAGCATGTGGTCGTTCAAGGCTGTCATTGGCAACGTGTCACCTACCAGCACGCAAGGCGGTGATGCCTCGATCAGTGTTGACGGCGAGTCTACTGGTGACATCACCTTGACTTGGGATGAAACCTAAGCATGGCAAAGAAGTCGCCCGATGATTGGGTGTCGGTCGTACAGTTCAGAGGGCTGAAGACTAACAAGATCATCACGAGGAAGTGCGGCTCCTCGGCTGAAACACTCGAGGAAGCACAGCGTTGTGCTATCTCACTTTATCGTTTGACCAACGACATCAACCGTCTGGTCAGTATTGAAACCAAGCGGCGGCGGGACTGGACACAATCAACAGTCTCGCTGCCGCCACACTTGAGAGGAATGACATGATCAAAGAAGTCACGATCACACTTGACGGGCAAGAGTTCACTGTGCCACGCCTGACGGTTCGCCAGATCCATGAGGTAGGGCAACGCATCTTTGAGGTACGCCGCAAAGAGATGATCAGCGATTGCCAAGCCGTCGGCCTGAACAACGAGCAGACCGTGGCGAAGGTGTCTCAGATGCGTGAGGCTTGGGACCAAGGCACAGAAGTCAAGCGGCAGGCGTACACCGAACTTGGTGCGCGTCTGTTCATCGGTGCAGCCCTGACCGCCGCGAAGCACCAACCTGATGTGCTAGATGCAATCAGCAACCTTGGCGAGTTGGCCTCAGCGTCGGCAGAAGTGTGTGGGCTTTGGAATCCATTCGCGGAAGGCAACGAACAGCCTGAAGCAACCGACCCGGATCTTGAGGAGATTAAGCCGGACGATCAAGGCTGACGCCGGGTTTGAGTTGGGTCAAGCGTGACTGGACACGAGAACGTGCGTTGCTTGCCCACTTCTTTCCCGGCGTCGGTGAGCCGATAGAACTAACATTGCCTGAGTGGAACGGACTGCTAGGGCAAGTCGAAGAGTTCATCAAGTTGAGGTGATATGTGGCTGAACTTCCTGCTGGCTCCCTGACTGTTGCAGTCGAAGCGAATATTGGCCCGCTTGAGAAAGGGCTGAACCAAGCAAAGCAAAAGGTTGCGCAGGCCGATCAGCAGATTGGTCAGGCGGCCCAACAAGCCAAGGGTGGATTTTTTGAGGCCACTGGTGCGGTGCAAGGATTCCAAAGCCAATTGTCAGCAGCCCTTGGCGTGGTTGCTGGCTTTGCTGCTGTTGGTGCAATTGTTGGCGGCCTTGCTCAAGGATTCAACGAAGCAAGTGAAGCCGTTGAAGGTGCAAGCGATGGCATCGACGCACTAGACAAAGGCACAGAGTCCGTCCTTGCCAAGGTCCCGGTGTTCAATCAGTTTGCCGCTGCCGGTCGCCAACTTGCGGTTGCTCTTGGCTTGGCTGCTGACGAGGCCAAAGAACTAGCAGAAGCAACCGAAAGAACAAACAGAGAGCAGGCAGGTTTCAAGGCCAGCGCACAAGCACGAGCGCAAATTGCAAAAGATGAGATTGATATTCTCAGACTGCGTGGCAGGTTTCTTGAGGCAGACTTCAAAGCAGCCCAAGTAGCGTTTGACCAACAAATAGCACAAGCGCAAGCGTTGAGGGAAGAGGCAGCAAAGAACCGAGACAGCAACAGTCAAGTGGTCAAAGTTCTACAAGCCCAAGCAGACGAGTTAGAACGCCAAGCAAAGATACAACGTAGCCTTGCGGAAAGCAAAGCAAGGATAGAGAACGAAAAGAGAGTCACCGATCAGATCGAAGAGCAAAATACCCTGATGGACGAAGCCCAACAGAAGAACCGGGCGCGCAATGAGGCAATCGCTGAGGTACTGCAAACTGGTGAGAAGGAACTTGAGATTGCACGCTTGCGGTTGGAGTTGGCACAGACATCAGACGAGGTGGCGAAGAACGAGTTGCAGACTGAGATTGACCGCCTGCAAGTCGTGTCTCAATACGAATCGGAACTTGAAGCCATCAATGCTCTGTTTGACGAGCGAAAGAAGAAACTTGAAGAGGTTGATGGTGCTGGTGAACTGCTTGCTGAGAACGAAGCAAAGAGGCAGCAAGCGCAAAACAACCTGTTCTTGCGGCTGCGGTCTGAGCAACTGAAGAAGCAGTTGGAGGATTCAAACCGACTGGCAAAGGCACAGCAAGACCAGATCAAGAAGCAGCAAGAAGAAGAGCGCAAGGCCGACGAGCAAAGACGCAGAGCGTTCAGCGTCAAGTCTGTTGGCGAGACTGCGATTGGTGCGTTCAAGTTTGCATTGGCAGCCAGCCCGAGCGTGAAGACTCAAGAAAGCAAAGCCGACCAAGAAGCACCAAAGCAAACGCAGGTGCTTGAGGCCATCGAAACCGTTCTGAATCAAATCAAACAGCAGCAGACAGGTGGAGCATTGACATGACCGTGACATCAACTGAACTCGGTGACACTGGCGGCTTGCTGTTCGATGCAGCAGGGCCAACCACAACAACGCAGCGCCGCTTTGTTGTAAAGGCAGACTCTGTTGAAGACAACCTAACAACCGACTTGCAAGCAATCCAAGCGACCGGCGTTAATATTGGATCGACCCATCCGGACTACTTAACGTTGGTCTGCGTCAAGATCCTAGGCAAGCGTGATCCTGACAACACGCTAGTTTGGCGTGTGACTGCGGACTACAGTACTGACTCTCTAGTTGGCCCTGATATCGGTGATGATGGATTCAAACAAACTTGGAACCTCGCAGTGCAAGCCAAGTTCAAAGACGCATACCGTCGCCCACCAAGTCCAGATGAAACAGCACCGGCAAACTTCAGCAATCCAGTCGAAGGTACTCCGCTTGGTGCAGATATCGGAGGCATTGCGATTGATGCCGGAGGTGATCCGCAAAGCATACTTGACACCGAACCACGACTAGTCGTTGACATAGAGACCGAAATCAACACCAGAGCAGCAGTAGGTTTCTTGGGTAGTCTGATGAGGTATGCAGGCAAGAGAAACTCAAACACGTTCCTAGGTGCTAAGCCGGGCCAATTGTTGTATTTAGGTGCAAACAGTCGTTTCCTTGGCAACACCCAAGTGAACTCTCGTTATGCCATTCAGCATGTTATTGCGTACGATTCTTACTTTCACCGCATACAAGTTGCAGACCGTGACACCACACGCCAAGGACAATACGTTGTGCGGCTTGGTTCAGCGTTAGACGGTGATGGAGGAGAAAACTACCCTGGTCGCGCTTTCCGTGTTGGCTGGCGACAACCGTTTCCTGAACTGTTTGACTTTCGCAGTCTAGGTATCCGACTGTGAGCCAGATACCACCGATCACAACAGGTCTTGGCAACTTCACGCCTGAAGTGTGGTCGAGAATGTCAAACTCGATCTACCAGAGCGAGCAGTTCTTTGGTGATGTCGGACCGCAGCGTCAAGTTCCAAACCCAAACCCGATTACCTTCCCTGCGTTGCTGACGGGATACTTCTTGATTCAAGACACCAGCAACCCAAGTCAACAACCCACCAACCCAAGGCGGCTGTTCTACTACACATGGGAAGAAGTCGGCATCAACGCAACGCCAACAGGTTTGACCGCTTCGACGTTCAACGGTGCAAGAGTAAGCGGCAACTCGCCATCTGATCCGACGTTCATTCCCGGCATCAATGGTGCTGAGTACGGGCAGCCAACGTCACGCAATAGCGCGCTGCTTGGCATAAACCTAGAACGCTATCCTGAGAACGTCGCTGTTATGCCCTCGATCCATCGCGCAAGTACGGTCAGTTCCGGTCCTGTCGTTGACACCCAACACAATGATGCACGCGGGCCGCTGGTCATGCTGACGCTTCTGCGTTGCACGGTTGATACAAATGCCAAGGGGAATCCTGATCCTGACGACCAGTACCGTACGATTGCCATGTTCTACTCTTCGGTCAACGTTGATGGGCCTTGTGACGCATGAACCTCAAGGTTCGTTGTTGCTGTGAGGCTCCAAATGTACAGGTTCAGTTTATCGAAGTTGAGCCAGTTATACCGTTGCCTGATGACGCGCAACTTGTTGGCGACGTGACTTGGTGGCTTGATCTTGGCGAGGTAGTCGAACTCAACCCAAGCACAGAGATATACGAAGGTGGGCAAGCGTCAACCTTTGGCGTGCCGATTGTATACGGCTCAGACTTTGTGTTCGTTCCAAGCAAGGCCGATCCGCAAGTGTGGTGGGACGATGGCGACATCACTGGTCAGACGAACTTGGCACAAATCTTTTCGTTGAGGCATAGAGGATGGAAGAAGAAGGAACCGCCACGGCAAGTATCGTTTGAGCAACTTGCAGACATAGGCGGAACGCGAATCGTATGGCAAAAGCCTGCTGGCGTATCCGATGACCAGATTGACCAACTAGAAGAAGACGGTATCTTCTTTGCTGCTGCACAGTTGTTTGATCAGAATCCAGCCCTTGTGACTTCGAGAACGTCAACTGATTTCGGCGGCGACACTATTGGCTACACCGTGGGCTACAACCCAAGAAAAGAATGCGTCAAGCCAGAGCAAGGCCGGTACTACGGCACAGCAAGTCACCCAAAGTTGCTGTTTGACTTCACCGCACAATTCCCTGATTCGATCACGCTTCAGTTCAAATTCCCAAATCTTGACATAAACGACGATGATGTGACTGTGACTCGGACGTTCTCCAAGTTTGTTCTTGGAGGACTAACAGAACCTACAACGTCAGTTCTTCAGATACCCCAACCCGCGCCTTTTCCCCCACTTGAAGCAGATGTTGTATCAGGCTTCACAGATGAAAACCCTGAAAACTCCCAAACAATAAAGTTTGGATATCGAAGCGATGACAACAACTTCGTGACTTACACGACCCTTTACTTGGGTTCGTCACAAGATCGAGTTGCTTTGATCCCTTCAATTCCTTTTTTTTGGGTGTCCGCAGGAAAAGGTTCAATTGATGACTTCAACGACTACAAAATCGGTGAAGGCTCATCAGGCATGAATGCCGTGCGTACTGGATTCAACATCTCAACCCAAAAGTTGGTTGCTGGCGACAAGTTGCAAGACATAACGTATTACCCTGAGTCAGCAGAACAGACTGGTGATCAGACACCAACTTTCAAAATACCGCCACAAGGTACAAACCCGGCCCAACAACCACGGCGTCTGTTTCCAGATACAACACCCTTTCCCTTCCGAGCAGGGGATTCACCGTTTGGTTCTGTTATTGAATACCAATGTGCGTCATACAAAGGAAGCGTTGCAATTGATTCAAACTACACTGTGTCCTTGCGTACAGCGTATCCGGTCAGTTCATTCTTGCCACAGACGAATTTTGAATTCTTCATGACTACACAGTTCGCGACCAACAATGATGGACCCATTGAACCTACATCAATTCCAACCTTCAACTTCCCTGCTTTTGCTTGGGGTGAAGATCCCACCCAACTCCGTCTTGAACCAATGAGCAACCCGTTGAGCGGTCCCAACCATCCACTGAGCAGATCAAACTACACCGGGATCATCAGTGGCAGCGCCGCAGTCAGCCACCGCTTCAACACTCCCATTATCACGCTGACATGACCTGCAAGCATTTGATTGAGTATCGAGGTCACCGCATGTGCGGACTCAACCGGCATGAGCGACCGACCGAAGAAGATTGTGCAGCCTGCCAAAAAGCAAACCGTGATTCCATTGATGGATTCGGCGACCAAGTTGCCCGATATATCAACAAGACACCGCTGCGGCGATTGAAGCCGAAAGGCTGTGGATGCAAGCGAAGACAGGAACGGCTCAACGAATTGATGCCAGCAAAGGATTCTGACTGATGGCAACTCTGATCTGGACCGGTGGCGAGTCAGCCACGACCAAGACGTTCATGACCGCAGCCAACTGGGGTGGTACTGCACCGACCGACGATGACACCTTGATCATCAATTCAACAAGCGACACCATCGGCGGTGCGGCAACTGGTCTAACCGGCATCACGTTCAGAGTAGGCAGCGGCTTCACCGGGACGATTGGCAGCAGCACGACATACCTTGACCTTGACGGGCCGCTCTGTGAGTTTGCTTCAGGTGGAACAGCGGCATACCTCACCGGCACTTGGACGAACTTTCGGATCACTGGCGGTTCTGCTTCGCCTCTGTTCTTGAATCTCAAGGGCAACGCATCAACCGCGATTACCACGTTGCTCGCCAGCCAACTGAGTGGAACAGTGACCGTCGGATCTTCTGCCGCAGTCACCACAGTGCAGATGAATGGGTTGAGCGTGGGCAAAATTGATCTTGCCAGCAGCATCACCGGACTCGCAAACCTCACAGTGACCGAAGGCACGATTGCTTGTGCGTCAACGATCAGCGGTACGGCCTCGGTGATTGGCGGCACGCTGCAAACCTCTGGAACGTCTGCGTACCCGACCATTGAGATTGACACCGATGGATCGTGCGACTACCGCAGCAGCGGCACGATCACCACGCTGAACATCTTTGACGGTGTGTTCACCAGCCGCGACAACGAGACGGCAGGCTTCACGATCACGACCGCAAACAACTACAGCGGTGGACGGTTGCTGCTTGACTCAGCCTTGAACAACGCCGCCGTGACCAACCCGATCAGCATGCTTGGCGGTGACGCCTCGTTCGCCGTGGGCAGCACCATCAGTCTTGGCTGAACAGTTCCAACTGATCACCAGGCTTCTGCCCGACGAAGTGCCAGTGCAACGCCACGAGCAACTCGCCGTGAGCCATCTGCTGCACTGAATGCTCCAGCAAGGCCATCGCCAGCAAGACCACGCCTTCGGGTTCCCGCCCTGAGCCGTGGCTGCAAACCTGCCACAGAGCGTCTGACAGGGCTTCCTGCATTCCGGCGACTGCTTGCCCGTTGTCTTGCTGCTTGGCCCTTAGAACGCACTCAGCGGCGAACACGCGGCCATCCCGTGTCAGCCGGTCGTAGGCCGTGAACGTCTCTACATTCTCAAATCCCATGAACTTCGCCATACAGGCATCATCGGAAAAAAGTCCGAAAAATGTTGGATAATATCTAATCCCCCACTTGCATCGTGCCGATTACTTGGTATGATAGGACATCGGGCAATGACGCTCGGAAAGGAACTGACATGAAGCATTGGAACTACAACGATGGCGGCAGGCAAGACGCAGGCCACAAAGGCGAGGCAAGAGATTGCGTTGCTCGTGCCATCACGATTGCAACCGGCTTGCCTTACCAAGACATATACGACCGACTTGCAAAAGGCAACGCAACGCAGCGACGAGGCAAGTATGACTCTGCTGCATCTGGAACGCGGAGTGCCAGCAAAGGCATCCACACCGACCGCAAGTGGTTCAAAGACTTGATGCAGGAACTTGGGTTCACTTGGCATTCAACCATGCAAGTGGGATCTGGCTGCAAGGTTCACTTGCGAGCCGATGAGTTGCCGAAGGGTCGATTGGTTTGCAAGGTCAGCCGTCACTGTGTTGCGGTCATCGACGGGATCATTCAAGACACCCACGACTGCTCACGGCAAGGAACCCGCTGCGTCTATGGGTACTGGCAACTCCAAGAGGTGACAGCATGATCACCACACTTATTGCAACCGTAGCCCTGAGCATCGACATGACACCGCTGGAACGTGCCATCTGGAAGGTGGAAAGCAACTGCCGCACCGGTGAAATCTGGGGGGACAACCATACCAGCGCGGGCGCCTTCCAGATCGGCAAGCCGTATTTCACAGACAGCAAAATCAA